GCCTAGTCCTTTAACGATACCTGTTACAGAACCAATCACATCCACGACTGGTAAAAATGGTATTGCTGCACCCTTGAATAATACCTGTAGAACGATCAACAGTGCTAACACGCTGACACCTAGATCTGCTAGAGCCGCTGCCCATTTTTTAATTAAAGCTAATACTTCCATTTTAAGACCTCCCTTGTTGCTAACAAATTTTCGTTAGTGATTTATTTAGAATGAATATATAATATAACAGAGCAAATGGCAGTATTTTGATGCATTTTTTCATTAACCTAGCACAAAATGTCATAATATGAGTATTTCTGGTATGATTACAATTGGATTAAATACATGATAGGAAAGGTATATGAAACTTAGAACAAGATCAATACTGCAGGAATTGAATGAGCTGGCAGAAGTCCGCAACAAAGACGACCTCTTTGAAAGCCGAGCTGTTAACATCATCAATTCCGCTATCAATCTATTAGAGACTCTGCACAAACACTATGATGCTGAATCAGCAGATGAGTTAGAACGCAGATTCTTAAATGCCATACGCGGTCAAGACCCAGCAAAATTTACTCGCGGTATTAAAAAGATCGTAGAAACTCGCAAAGCTGCTAAAAAGCTATTGGAAAACAAACAAGATGAATGATGTATTACTAGAAGGTGGCAACGTATTCAAAGACGATGCTGGTTCTATACTCACTGTTAGAATAAACAAAGCAGACGTACTGCCTACAGTACAATGGCTAGAAACTGTCACCGGCCTAGAACTCACAGACAACATGTTGGGTACCACAGGCAAAAAAGAAACATCCGGTGATCTAGATCTTGCTATCGATGCTAACGCTGTAAACAAAAATGAATTCGCTCAGAAACTAGCAGACTATATCGCCAAGAAGGGTGGAGATCCTAAAGAGTGGATCAAGAAGAGTGGCATTTCTGTACACTTTAAAACTCCTATCCGTGGTGATGAAAAGAACGGTTATGTGCAATCAGACTTTATGTTCGGTGAACCTAACTGGATGAAGTTTTCACTCCAAGGTGGACGCGAAGGCAGTGAGCTAAAGGGTGCTCACAGACACATCATCCTGGCCAGCATAGCTAGAGTAAGAGGAATGAAGTGGAGTGCTAACAACGGATTAATGAGCAGCGATGGCAAAGAGTTAGTTTCCAAAGACGGCAACGAAATCGCTAAAAAATTGCTAGGACAAACTGCCACAATCAAAGATCTACAAGATCCAGAAGCTATCATAGACTATGTTATTAAATTGCCCAACTACGAAGAACTAGTAGCAGATGCACGTGAAACACTAGGACGCGAAGGTGTTAAACTGCCCGAAGCAGGCAAGGTAGAAAGTTTTGTTCCAGGCACAGGTGCTTGGTTCCGTAAAATGATTGAAGTGGTAAAATGAGAGCCTTTGAATTTCTAACAGAGAAATGGTCAGCCAAATACAAGCGCAGTATCAACTGTTCAAGTCCCAAAGGTTTTAGTCAAAAAGCTCATTGTGCTGGTCGCAAGAAAAACGAAAGTGTCAATGAAGCAGAAGCTCCTGTGCCTAAGAAAGTAGGCCGTGAGTTTAATCATCTTGAAGATCTAGTATTCACAGAACCCAACGGTGGCAAACGTGCTGTAGAGATATTAAAAAATCTCGCACAGGATGCACAAGACGTTGCTATCAAATGGGACGGTAATCCCACAGTGTATTGGGGTCGTGACGAAGATGGCACATTCCGTCTAGTGGGTAAGAACAACTGGGGTCGTGACGAAGGCAAATCATCAAGTCCAGAAGAGCTACAACAGTTTATCAACAGCCGCGGCAAAGGCGAAGAATGGCGTGAGAAGTTTGCTGGAGATATGGCAGCACTATGGCCTGTATTTGAAAAGGCCACACCCAAAGATTTTCGTGGTTATGTCTATGGCGACATACTATTTCATCCAGGCAAACCCTACGAAGGTGCCGACGGCAGAATGAGCTTTACTCCTAATCAAACCACATACGCAGTCAAAGGTAACTCAGAAGTTGGTCGCAAAATAGCTAGAGCTAAAGTGGCTGTGGCTGCACATCAACAATACAGCTATTTCGGTGACAAGAGTGGTGAGCCATTTACAGCACCAGAGACATTTGCAGCCAATCCAGAACTAATGGTTTTTGGGCAAACTTATGTAAATCACAAACCTGCGGTAAATGCTGATAATTTATCAGCGATTGAAAAAGAAGTCAACAAGAGCCAACAAAAGATTACACAGTTATTAACTCCACAAGCAGGACTCAGCGATCTACAGAACATCATCTATACCTTTGTTAATGCACAGGCCAAAGAAAAGAAACTGGACATGCTGGATCATGATGTGTTCTTCACATGGTTGTCAACCAGCAAAGTATCGGGTCCCAAACAACAGAAAATAGCTGCTCTAGCTAACAGCATTCCAGGAGCCATGGACAGTTTATTTTTCATAGTTCGTGAACTAATGAAGGCCAAAAATGAAGTCATAGCTGAACTAGATCAAGCTGGCGGTGATATCACAGCTACCACAGGCGGAAAACCAGGTGGTGAGGGCTATGTCAAAGGCAAAGACTCAGTGAAACTAGTACCACGTGATCGTTGGACTCCTTTCAGAGCTGATTAAAGCTCAAAACACCTGATTTTTCTTCCAAAATATAAATACTATGCCGGTCCCGGAGCGGGATCATTTGATTAAGGAGAAAATATCATGGCAGACGCAAGTATTCAAGCGCAAACCTACACCAACGCAGGTGTAGCATTAGCATACAACACAACAAACTTCGAGCAATTAGTAAACACACAAGGTCTTAGCGGTAACCTTATAGTTGCTTCTATTGCTAAAGGCACAGGTTCAGCTACAGAAGCAGAATTAGTAGCAGTTCTAAAGAAAATCTGTAACGGTACAGACATTGGCGCAACACAAGATGCATTTAACGTTGTTGGTTTTAATGCAGCTACACTAGGTACTGACCCTGCATACGTTCTATTGAACGGTACAGGTACATTAGGTACTTCATCTGGTGACTACGGTTCAGACATTACTGTCAGTGTCGTTGCTACATTTAGTCTAGCAGTTTAATAGAAATTAGGAGAATATAACATGGCAGATTTAACAAGTATTAGACAAACCACAGACAACAGTGGTAACGCAATCGCAGCAGCATACGCACCAGCTAACAAAAAAGCAAAATCAGGACAAGGTATTGCAGGACGCACACGCATTATCAATCTTGCAAAAACAAACATGACACTGACAGAACTAGAAACAGTACTTACTTTTCTACAATTAGGTGGCGTGGCTGGTACTGATGATGCACACACAGTTGTTGGTGTTCAACCTTTAACTGAATCAGGTGTATTCACATCAGGAACAACTGACGCTGTACAAGTTGCAATTCAAGGTACAGGCACTTGCACAGTCGGTTCAAACTTTGGTGGTGTTACTGGTTTAACATCAACGTTGCTTGCTGAATTCTCAGGTTTACAAGCGTAAGTTTAGTTGTAATTCTCAGGGATGGGAAGATCAAGAGCGGAATTTATTTCCGCTCTTTTTTTATCTGCGTAAATAACAGCATGGCACGATATCAAATAATCACACTGGTAGATATCACTAGAACAAATCCTAGTAGATCTGAAACAGACAAAACAAAATTAGGTCAACAGGCTAATTTTAATAGTCTGTTGCAGGCCATAGGTCTCAGAGCCAACGTTATCTGGGAACAAGATCCAGAAATAAAAGATGGTAGATTACCGCATCCAAGAACAGGCAAAGCCAATCATTGGACATGGGAATTTGACACAGAAAGAGATCTATTGTTTTACAAAGACGACCTAGATCCTGTGGGCCTATTACTGGACGATCTACACGGTGTTCCTATCATAGATCAACTAAATAATGATGTAGACATTTATCCCGCGATATTTGCAACCAGAGGTGAAAACACCAATACCTGGATATACGAATTGAGCGAAGTTGGATAAATACAATATCAAAGGCAAACACAACTAGGCATACATTTGTTAGGCACATGGCTCTGAGCGAGCACTTGACTTAAACTTTTAATGAGGATGGCTAGATGCCTACAGTAGCAGAACGTGTTAGCGTGGTAGAAGTACAGATCGCTAATCTAGACGAAAAATTAGATGACATCAAAGTAGACGTGAAAGACATGCACGACTGCTTGGACCGCACAGGTAACGATCTCAAACTCACACTCAAAGAAATGCACGACGAATCCTGCAGACAGCACAATGAATTGGCTGGCAAGATCGGTGAACTAGAAAAATTCAAAGCCAAATGGACTTATATGATCGCAGGTGCCATAGCTGTAGTAGGATTTGCTTCAGGGCATGTTTCAGCAATAACCAAGTTGTTCGGTTAACCAAATATACTAACTTAAATAAGGACCATAGGTCCTTTTTTTATGACTGATTTATCCAAACGCCTAGAGCAGACACTGCGTTCTGCAATCAAGAAAAATCCGATTCTTCCTGTAAAGGTAGCAGACGGAATTCTCGTGGGCGATGTAAAGATCATCAGCGAAGGTGCCTTGAAACATCTTACACGCAGCAATGAAGTGTTATACAGTAACATTTATCTAAACGCTGTGGCTATCACTCTGGCCAATATACTAGCAAGAAGATCTAGTGCCATACAAGCAGATGCTATATACAGAGCAGATCAGGAGTATGGCAAATGGTATCAAGACAGCCAATTTCTTAGAGCAAGATATCAACAGGCTGTGGAACTTAAAGATCACGATCGTGCTGATATCATGTGGGCTAGATACTGCGAAAGCAGGGATCGAGCTATTACTGCTAAAAACCATGCACAGAGTTTGACTACAATCTGAATAAATATACGATATATTCTGGACCCCTTAAAACTATGAGAACAACAGACCTTTTTAAAAGCAACAGAGCAGCTGATAAAATCAACGAAAGCATTGAAAAAGTATTTGGCAAACGTCTAAATCTTGAATCTTTCGATTTGGCACAGTTAGAAGATGCTAGAAATAAACTGCGTACACAAATTCATACAGCACGCAATGAATCAGGATTCAACGAAAATCTAGACAACGATGCGTATACTCAAGCACAATGGATGTTGGATGCTATCAACGCTGAAATCGCAGAACGTGAAGAATTCATAGCTGATCCTGGTGTAGCTGAAGTCAGCACCGATGAAGCTGCTGATTCGTTAGAAGGCAGAGTCACAGAACTTTTAAAAAGATTTGAAGAAAACGCTATGGAAATCGGAGCATATGGTGATCCAGATATCAACGAAGTTATCAATCACCTAAAGAATGGTGATGCTGAGTCTGCTGTAGAAACTGTTTGGTACTCATATGCAGATCAGGACGGCGGTGAAGTTCCAAGATTAGAACCTTATGTGGAGGATCTTCAAGCAGAATTTGAAGAACTTGCAGGAGACGGTGACCGAGACGAAGGTGGCGAAACTGACGACAACTATGCCCTAGCATCAGCAGGGTTTGGATCAGACGAAGACTACGAAAGTGTGCAGTACGAAGATACAGTTAACGAGAAAGCAGTAAGCAAAGCACAACAACAGGCTGCTGGCATTGCTTTGGCAGCTAAACGCAAAGGCGAAACGCCTGCAGGCAAAGGTGCTGCTGCTGAAATGGCTAAGATGAGTACAAAAGAATTAGAAAAATTTGCAGGTACCAAACATAAAAATTTACCTGCTAAAAAAGATGAATCAGTCGATAATCCAGGAGAAGACATGACTAAATTACAAGAAGGTGAAGTACAGCAGGCCACTGCTGTGGTCACAGCAAAAACAATGGTTGACAGAGTTGGCCGTTGGATTGAAGAACTAAGTGGCATGGAAAATGATCAACTAATCCAATTAGGTGATTCAATCCGTGATGAAATGGGTCAAGAACAAGCCAAAGCATTTATCAGCTCAGTGGCTCCTGCGATCCAGCAAGCACTAGAAAATCTAAAGTCCACACGTGAAACATTGGCCACAGGTGTTCGTATGCTCACAGGCGAAGAACAAGGTGCTGGTATGCTAGGTGCAGAACCTGCTCCAGAAGCAGGCGGTATTGATGATCTTGCAGGTCCATCAGAACCAGATGCTATGAATGCAGAACCAGAAATGGGCGGAGATGAATTCGCAGCCGCTGAACCAGCTGCAGGCGGTGCTGAAACAGCAGGTCGTGAAAAGCGTGAAAGCATCGAGCGTCAAAACAGCCTATTAAAAGTATTGGCAGGATAATGAAACTATCAAACATTGTTTCTGAAAACGAATTTGCTAGATTATCAGAGCTTGATGCTCCTATGATAGGGATGGCTCCGCCAGTAGGCGCAGCCCAAACTACTCCAGGACAAGCCGGTCAACCCCCTGGAGGAGTAGATCCCAAACAAGCTGCTATGATGATCAAGCAACGTGCAGAACAAAAGAAACAGGTACAAGATCAAATCAAACAGACTGAACAACAGTTAGCAGATCTACGTAAACAATTGGCACAACTAGGATGAGATTTTTTGAATTTCAAGGTGATGACACCGGCGACAAACTGGTAATGGTTCTTAGAAACTACATCGGTCGTGCGGCTTCAAAAAAAGCACCAGCCAATTTAAATTGGAATGGTCTACAACAGGTGTTAAAAACCAACGGTTTTGAAATGGCTGCTGACTACGAAACATTCAAAGCCATATATGACAGCAGTCCTGCTGTGCAATCTATGGTTAAGAATTTCAATGACAAAGGCATAGAACTTAATGTTCCCGGTGCACCAGACGAAGAACCTAAAGGTGACGGTACACAGAATCCAGCAGACAGTCAAGCTGCTGTAGACAAAATGGCAGCTTCGGCTGCCCCCCAACAGTTGGCTCAACAAACAGCTACTCCCAAGATTTGACATCTATAATGATTTAGTGTATTATATACACTATGAATGAAAATATAATCAATCCACCACCGTTCATTGAACGGATACAATACAAAAACTGTGAACAGATCAATGATCCTGTCACTCGCAAACGTCTATATCTTACGCCAGATGGTGAAAGCTTGCCAAGTGTAACTACCATACTTTCCGCAACCAAAGACATGACCCATTTGAATGAATGGCGTGATAGAATTGGACACGACAAAGCTGCTCAGATTACCAAAGAAGCATCGGGTGTGGGCACCGCTATGCATGGTAATTTAGAAAGATTCATAGCAGGCATACAGCGACAGCCCGGCAATAATCCTGTTCACATACAGGCCAATGCAATGGCAGATGTTATCATCACAGAAGGACTCAGCAAAGTGTCCGAAGTATGGGCAATGGAACAGAGCCTATATTTTCCAGGACTATATTCAGGTACCACTGACTTAGTATGCGTACATGAAGACGCACCTGCAGTCTGTGATTACAAACAAACAAATAAGCCGAAAAAAGAAGAATGGGTAGAAGATTACTATCTACAGCTTATGGCCTATATATTAGCACATAATGAAGTCTATGGTACAGACATCCGCAAAGGTGTTATTTTTATGTGCTCTAGAGATTTTCAATATCAGCAGTTTACTCTAGAACCCAAGGACTTTAACAAGTGGCAGGACGCTTGGCTTAACAAGGTAGAGGAATACTATTCCCTAAGTAGATAAATACTCTATAGAACATAGAGGATATCAAAGTGGCTGTAGTCCAAATCTCCAAAATACAAGTCCGTAGAGGAAAGAAAAATTCCAACAGCGGAATCCCACAACTAAGTTCAGCAGAATTTGCATGGGCTCTTGACACACAAGAATTATACATTGGTAACGGTTCAGTTGCAGACGGCGCACCATATGTAGGTAATACCAAAGTTCTTACAGAGCACGATGATATTCTATCTCTAGCATCCAGCTATCAGTTTGCTTCAGATGATACTTCTATCTCTTTGAGCATTCCGAGAACACTGCAGGGAAAATTAGATGAATACGTGTCAGTAACAGACTTTGGTGCTGTGGGTGATGGTTCCACAGACTGCGTCGCAGCCTTTACTAGAGCATTTAATGAATTATTTAAAAACGTTAACGAAAATTACAGAAAGGTATTAATGGTGCCTAATGGTGAATATCTGTTCACCAGCGGTTTAGCCATCCCCAGCGGAGTTATTCTCAAAGGAGAAACACAAGGTGGTGCTGTATTAAACATAGGCGCTAACTCAATACGTTTCGTAACTGTCAACGGCGCAGAAATAGCCAGCTTTGATAGCACTAATAGACCTCAGAACATAGAAATTTCAAATTTAACTATTAAACGAGTAACAGGACAATTGGTATTAAGCGGTGTTGCCAATAGTACCTTGAACAATATAAAATTTTTAGGTGAATATAATCTCGGAAATACGGTAAGTTCATATACCACAGAACCTGCAGCAGTTTTTTGGAACAACGATTTAGCAGGTATCAAAGTTGACAATATTAATTTCAACGGTTGCAGATTTGAAGCCAACAGCATCAGTGTAAAATGTGTACAAACAGTGGTCTTCGACACTGTGATAAAATTTAACAGATGCGAGTTCTTTGAAAATGACACAGGCATTTATATCTCTGGGCTGGCCACACAGGGCAACAACTGGAAAATCACTGACTGTGACTTTGAAGAAATTGCCAAGCAGGCGTTCAAATCTACCAATGGTCGTGGCACTCAGATCAAACAATCTAAATTTAAAAACTGTGGCAACAACACAGGCACAGCAGCTACACCTATAGCATCTATCATTTATTTTGGCGAGAAGACAAATAATACGGTTTTAGAATGTACCAGTGATAGATTCCAAGCCGCCGCACTAACAACATCAGCAACCACTGCCAGCGTGATCGAAGTCTTTAATGGAGACAAAGTAAGTTTCATTGATAGGAATTTTGCGACCATATATCAATCAGATAGTTTTGTACCAATGGCTGTGTTTTCAGCATTCAACAAATACATCGTGGTAGATTATCTATTAACTCTAGGTGAATTCAGTCGTTCGGGACAACTGCATCTCACAGTGGGTGATAGTCTTTCACAGGTAGCTATCACAGATAACTTCCAATATTCAACACCATTAACAACATCTTTCGGAGGAACACTAATGACAAATTTTGAATTTGCTGCTGAGCTCAGAGACAATGATGATACCACAGGCGATTCCAGCCTGAGTATTGACACTGTGGTGCTGTCATATAAGAATCCTCTATTAGTTAGTGGGTCAGCCGGAGCCGGTGGGTCAATATCATTTGATGTTGCCTACGGTGTTTAACAAGCACGGCACAGATAGATTAACAGATTGGAAAGAATTTAGAGATAGTTTAGAAGTAAGCGATACACCTTTTGAAGACGTCGCTAAATTTTGGAGTCGTGCTCCATTTGTTGGTCCATATCTTAATCCCCAAAATCCTTCAGAGTGGCCTGATCCTTGGCATTTAGTGCTAGATTCTCGCCTAGATGATCTTGCTATCGCTTTAGGAATGCTGTATACTATTAAATTAACACGTCGGTTTATGGATTCCAAATGTGAGATACATACGTCTATGTCCACTAAAGAAAAACGATACATGTTGGTAGTTGACAAGCAGCATGTTTTAAATCTGCAATACGGTGATGTAGTTAATTTTGACAGTTTGAATCAAACTGAAACCAGCCTGATATGGGCGAAACAATAAACGTGGTAAATATCATTCTAAGAATAAAAAATATAACGATTGAGGCGTAGATGACAATAACAGTAATTAAAAGAAGTGGGGCGAGAGAGCCACTAATGATCGAAAAGTGGCAGGCACAGGTAGCAAAGGTATGCCAAGGCACAGCTGACGTCAGTCAGTCAATGATCGAAATCAAAGCACAGTTAAGTTTTTACGATGGCATCACCACAGAGGAGATTGACGAAATCACTCTACGTGCCATCGTAGATTTGATTGACGTTGAACACAATCCAGATGTAGGGCATACAAATTATCAATACGTAGCAGGCAAACAACGCCTAAGCATGTTGCGTAAAGATGTGTATGGTTCATACACACCGCCTCACTTATACGACATAGTAAAGAAAAATGTTGCAGTAGGTCTGTACACTCCAGAATTACTAGAGTGGTATACACAAGACGACTGGAATCGAATGAATGACATGCTGGATCATGAAAAGGATGAACAGTATAGTTATGCTGCCATTGAACAGTTAATTGAAAAATATCTAGTTCGCAATCGTGCTACTAAAGAAATTTATGAGACTCCGCAAGTTAGATATATGGTTGCAGCAGCCACAGTGTTTCACAAGGAGGAGCCAAATGCAGCTCGTATGCGATATATTAAAGAATATTATAACTGTGCAAGTGATGGCTTGTTTACTCTCGCTACTCCCGTTCTTGCTGGTCTGGGAACTCCTACCAAGCAATTCAGTAGTTGCGTTCTTATCCGTGCTGACGATGACTTGGATAGCATTTTCGCCTCGGGAGAAATGATGGCTAAGTATGCCAGCAAACGTGCAGGCATTGGCTTGGAGGTTGGTCGTCTAAGACCGCTTGGTAGTCCCATCAGAGGTGGTGAGATCATGCACACAGGCATGATACCATTCTTAAAGAAATGGTTTGGCGATCTGCGTTCATGCTCGCAAGGCGGTATTCGTAATGCATCAGCTACTGTATTCTATCCTATATGGCATCATCAGTTTGATGATTTAATTGTATTAAAGAATAATCAAGGCACAGAAGAAACTCGAGTGAGACACATGGACTACGGTGTAGTACTATCTACTTTCTTCTGGAGAAGATTTAAAAACAAAGAACATATAACATTCTTTGATCCCAACGAAGTGCCTGATCTATACGAAGCGTTCTATAAGAACACAGCACAGTTTGAAGAACTGTATGTCAAGTATGAAAAACGCAAAGATCTACGTAAAAAAACAATGAGTGCTGAAGAAGTATTCAAATCAGGCATTCTAAAAGAACGCACAGACACTGGTCGCATCTACTTGGTGTTTATTGATAATGTGATGAATCAAGGACCTTTTGATCCCGAATATCATGCCATCTATCAAAGTAACTTATGCTGTGAGATCCTATTACCAACCCGTCCATTTAAGAGATTAGACGACGAGGCTGGACGCATAGCGTTATGTACCCTGGGATCTATCAACTGGGGATCGTTCCGTA